CACGACTCCTAAAATAAGTGGTAGATATTACTATTTCTTAACAACTTAACATATAGCAGAAAGGCTATTTGGTATAAGGTGTATCACTATAACGAAATAATGATAAATGGTTGGCGCCTCTACCACTTATAGAACTATGAAGATAAGAAACAAACCTAAACTAAGAGATATGATTAGAAAGTTAGATGCATTAGATTCCGTAGTGATGCAACAGAATAATTTTCTTAATCATATAAACAAGAAAATCGACCTAGTGTCTTCTACATTGTACGGATTATTAGAGATGAATGAAGATACTGAAAAGGTTATAACTTATATTAAAGAAAGAGAGAAACAAGATGCCGTATCCGATGAGAAAGAGCTTTCTGACGAAAGTGATAGCGGGAGCAAAGAAGTTTCTGGAGAGTCCGTTTAATGCCGAGTCGAAGCAAAGCAAAAGGAAATCGGTTCGAAAGAGAGTGCGTAAAAAAAGCACAAAGTAAAGGTCTAGAGTCTAAGAGAGCATGGGGTTCTGATGGTCGCTCTCTAGGCTTAGACGCAGAAGTTGACTTAATAATCGAGGACTATACAGTCCAATGTAAAGTAAGAAAGAGAGTAGCAGAATGGCTAAAACCAATGAACTTGCCAAACCACGTTCAATTAGTAAAGGAGGACAGAGGCGAGATATATACTATAATGAAAATGGAGATGTTTTTGGAGATAATAAAGGCTCTGAAAGAAACTTCTCAGCAACAACAGAAGTAAGTAACGATGTAGATAGGGCGAGAACAGAGACCCTTAGATATTATTTTGATGATGATTGGTTCGATGACCCTAATTATCTAAAGGTATATAATTCTCACAAATCTATGGTTAAGAACATTAGAAACTCTGGAGGTGCTAATCCTCCTATCAGATGTACAGAGTGTCGTAGACCTTTTCAAGTAGAGGTAAACTCTGGTGGTAGTAAAGTATATCTAGATGATGAATTGTTTATGAATATGCCTTTAGTAGATGGTATCTGTCATGGATGTGCCTAAGAAAGAGAAGTGTCCATATTGCAATAGACTTATGAATGTTGTAGACTATACTGCAGGTATACAAAACCTTACTCTAGCTAAACCAAAAGATATTGTAAGTGAGGTTAGAAAAGTACTTGGACTTATACATAACAACGTTCAAGAGATTGAGCAGTCTCAATACTATATGTTTTTAAATGAGACTAAGGATATAAGTAACTCTATAATGAAAGAATCTATGCGTAAGTTTATAGATAAAAATCATATAGACAAAGGTCATGGTATACATTACTTATTAACAATGATAAAAGGCATAAACCATACTAAAAAAATGGAGAAAGAATACGAGAGAAAGACTCTAGATAGAATGCCACCAGTAAAGGAGGTAGTTAATGATAGAACCTAGGCTAGAAGATACTCTACTTGGTTGCGTAATGCAAGACTCATCTAAGTTAACCTTAGTAAAGTCGTGGATTCCCGAAGATGATTTCTTCTACTCTGATTTAAATAAGCGTATATGGAAAACTATTCTTAAGTTAGAAGACAGAGGATACGAGATTGATGTAAATACCGTTTGCAATTCTATAGAGAAAACTAAGTTTGATAATAACTTAACATATACTATATTAGGGTATATGGATTTAGTTGTATCTACAGAAAGAACATCTGATTATTGCAAACTATTACACGCTGAATACTTAAGAAGAAAACTTCAAACTCAAGTGTATGGCATACAAAAGAATATAGGAGATAATTCTTTAGAGACACAAGTATTACTTGAAGATGCGCATACTACTATAGGTAACATTATTAGGTTACAACCTAACTCTAGCTTTAGTATAGAAGATGTATTGAAAGATACTACTAAGTCTATATTTGAAAAAGAGAATCTTATAAACACAGGTATAAATATACTTGATAGTGTTATCTCTGGTATGACAAGAGGAGAGATAAGTATTATAGCTGGTAGACCCGGAAATGCTAAGACAACCGTAGCTGCGAACATAGCGAGAAATCTAATCAATCAAGGTAAGAAAGTAGTTATGTTCAATAGAGAAATGCCCAATGTAGAGATGATGAAAAAGTTTATGGCTATGGAGTCTCAAAGTATTTCATACAGAAATCTAAGACATAATATAGACATATCTGATTCAGATATATCTAGTGTATCAGATATAATAAAAGAAAAGTACACAGATAAGTTGTTTATGTTTGATGAAATAAGAGACTTAGATGGTTCTTTTAGAGAGATAAAAGCTATCAATCCCGATGTAGTTATAGATGACCATATAGGTTTGATAGAGTACCCAGTAAATGATAATAGAGATTTGAGAATAAAGATAGGAGACACTACTAGAAAGTATAAGTGGTTAGCAAAAGCAGAGAAGATGTCTGTAATACTTGTATCTCAAATGAATAGAAACATGGAACATAGAAACGATAGAGTACCTAGGCTATCTGACTTAGCTGAGTCTGGTAACTTAGAACAAGATGCAGAGATGGTTATGTTTACTCACTATCCTTGGGTATCTAGATACGGAGATGATGGTAATAGTGAATGTTACTTAGAACTTATAGTAGCTAAGAATAGATATGGAAATACTAACTTATGTAAGGTTGGTTATGATGGAAATACTTGTACGATACACGAGACAGAGGAATCAGCTATGAGTTCTATGCAAAGTAGAGGAGAGAAGATAAAGAAAATGGAGTTATTCGATTAATGAAAATGCTAGATTTGTTTAGTGGTATAGGTGGGTTCGCTCTTGCCGCTAAGTGGACTTGGAAAGAAGATCTGGAGATAGCAGGCTTCTGCGAGATAGAGGAGTTTTGTTGCAAAGTTCTAGAGAAAAACTTTCCTAGAGTTCCTATATACAAAGATATAACAGAACTAGATGGTAATTTATTTAACGATATAGACTTGATAACTGGAGGTTTCCCTTGTCAAGATATATCACAAGCAGGGAGAGGAGAAGGAATTGAAAAAGGAACAAGGTCTGGTCTTTGGTTCGAAATGCTTAGAGTTATTAGCGAAGTACGACCAAAGTTCGTCATCATTGAAAATGTCCCAATGCTCACTATTCGAGGAGGAACAAGAGTTATTGAAGGTCTTGCCGAAATCGGGTATGATGCAGAGTGGACTGTTGTGGGAGCAAACGAAGTTGGAGCTAGACACATTAGAAAAAGACTTTGGATTGTGGCCTACACCAACAGCATCGGACAATCAAGGAGCACCTCAGAAGAATGTAGAACTGAGGAACGGCTCGTTCTCGAGAGTGAACAAGAAAGGACAGAGGTGGGGAGTGAAACTAAAGGACGCAGTACACTTCATAGAGAAGAGAGTAAACTTTCCGACACCAACAAAGTCAGACGTTTACATAGCGACATTGAAGAGCAATCAAACGAAGAAGACATCGAAGCACTCAGTAAGTCTAGGGAAAGCAGTTACGACACACAAAGACTTATATCCGATACCCACTCGAAACCAGAAAACGGAGCCGACTACTGGGCGTTTGAACCCTCTATGGGTAGAGTGGCTGATGGGATTCCCGATTGGGTGGACAGAATTAAAGGACTCGGAAACGCAATAGTTCCACAAGTTGCGAGAGTCGTAATGGAGAGGATAAAACCTCTAATCTAGAAAGGGCAAGTCAAGTTCAGGGAGTCTAATCACATTTTTCTGTCTCTTCTTTTGTTTTTGTAGCATACGCTTAAAAGTATTTTTCATACTTATGCTCCTACCTGTGATTGGATTCCTTGGATTTGTAGCATTCCAAGCTCTTACTCTACCATAAGCCTTTTCGTACTCACCTTTATCTAGATATTTATTAATAATTCTAACCTCTCTAGACTTTCTACCTTGTAGTCTTTCTTCTGATAGTCCCTCTGGTTCTATCCTTTTCATAAGTTCAGACGGAACAGTTCCTAATAAGGTAGATACTCTAGATGGCAACCTCTTTATAGCTTGTGCTCCATATGTTTGAGCATCGCTCTCCATTCTTTGAAAGAACTGAAATAGCTTTTCAGCACTAGATAATACTGGTGGACTAGCCATAAATTTTAAAGAGTCAGCTGGACTACCACCTACCTCAACAGTAGAAGATAGCATATCTCCAAGCATTCCTAGAGCACCAACCCCAGATAGATTCTCAAGTAACTCTTCAAAATCCTCTGGAAATTTTTCAGCCATAGGGTCAAACGAAGGTTCGCCACTTAAGAACTCTCTCATATATTTTTTAGCAGTAGCAACTGCAGTACCACCAGCATATCCAGCAACTCCCAATCGCAATACAGACATTACATTACCCGATTTTAAATCATCTCTTAATATACCATCTACTAATTTAAATTGTCTATAACCAAATCTTTTAAACTGAAAGAACCATTGACTTCTAGGGTTATTCATTATTAATGGGTCTTTTAATATGTCTTTTTGCAGGTTCATATCCTTAGCAAATCTATTAACACCATGTAATAATACTTTTTCTGATATAGGTTTCTTATAGTCTATACCCATACTAGATAACTTACCTTGAGCCCACTCTCTCCTAGCTTTTATTGGAGATTTAGTAGCTATTTTAGATAAGTCTTTGATAAATATTTGACCTGCGGCCGCAGATGTCCATTGGTTTATCTTGTTTATTCCCTTAAATCCAGAATATTTAGCTAAAAAGTCTGCGACTTTAGCAGTTCTACTACTCATAGCAGATGTACCTAAGAGTTCTGTAAGCATACTATACTCTGTAGCTCCAGATCTTTTAATAAATTCTCTAGTTTTAGGGTCTGCTAGAGATATAATACCTCTAAAAAATCTTAAATATCCAGCGTCTAATGCAGATGATATCATAAACTGAGACACGTTAGGTATAGTAGCAGTACCCAATGCTATCTTACTACTTGTTTCCCAAGCCATTACACTCTCTGCAATTTTCTTACCAGTAGGAGATAGGTTATGAGCTGGGTCTTTGTTTATACTACCAACAACATGAGACTGAACTTCTCTCATTATGCTAGCTTCTTTAGCGTTATCATTACCCTCTACAGTCTTAAGCATTCTATGAAACTTCTCACCTTTTCTACCAAATGTTTCAACTTCAGCAATTCTTTTAGCTGAACCATAAGAATATCTATACCATAAATTCTTCCAGTTTCTTTCTCTCATTTCTTTTGGTATCTGTATCTTACCTCTACTTTTTTCCAAGTTTCCGAACACACTATATAAATCGTTATAAGCATACCTACCTACATTAATAAAAGCCTCTAAGGTAGGATTGTTTCCAGTCTTCATATTCATTTTAATTAATTGTCTTAACTCTGGAGACATATTTGCTTTCTTAATAATTCCTTCTAACTCTGCAGCTCTCTCAGGATTTTTCTTCATCCAATCTTTTGTTCCACTATATGCATCAAACACGCTACTAGCTTTATTTAATTTTGCAGCCACACTCTGTACATTATTAAATACAATTTCAGCTATCTCTGGTTTAAACATTTGAGGTACGTAATTTCTAGTGTAACCCGGAACTTGAATACCAGCTTCTCTAGATGCTAAGAAAGGATAGTTAGTAATTGTATCCCAAACAGGAAGCTCTCCTTTTTCTTTTCTATCTGAAAAATTTTCCCAATATTCATTCTCGTTTTTAAAGCCACCTTTTCTTAATTCTTTTCTAGATATCTTTCTATCTATACCTTCTTTTATACCTTGGTTAAAGAATATACTAGTTAACTCAGCTTTTCTATCAAAATACTTTTGTACATCACCTTGATATTTTCTAGCCATAGGGTCTTTAAATCTTAACTCTGGGCCCTTAAAAACTTCTAACATCTCTGCAACTTTCTTAGGAAAGTATGTATCTATAAAGTTATCTTTAGGCATTGTGTTTATTTTATAGCCATCTTTTAATAACTTTGCAGTCTCAGTCATAACTAAATCTTCTGCTTTTAATCTCTCTTTATAGTTAAATAGAGCTTTATCATCCGCTTGTTTTAATGTAGAGAACTTACCATCTTCGTTAACCCAGAATTTTCTTCTTGCACCTTGACTTCTTTTACCATTATAACCAAGTTTAGTTTCTAAATCAGCTATCTCTTTTTCTTTAGACTTTCTAATATCTTGTATGCCTAAATCCGCACTACCTCTCTTATATAGTTTATGGAATGAGTTTACTTCCATATTCATATATTTTTTAGTATTTAAATCTTCTAATCTATATTTCTCTCCTTGAGTACCAGCTATCCTAACCCTGCTAAAAGGCTTCTTACCTTTAGCAAGTTGTCCAGACCTCCATTCATTTTTCATCATGGCAGTCTCTAAATCATAAGATACATTAGTTTCAGCTATCTTCTTAGCATCTTCTGGAGATGGTATAAACTTCTCATCTTTCTTAGGTTTCTCAAAAAGTCTTTTCATTTTAGCTGGGCTAGAGAATAACTTTTGACCGCCTTTAACACCTAGTATAACACCAGCTGTATGTAAATAATCTTCGGGAGTTGGTAGCTGACCCTCTACTAATGGAGCAACTGTACCAAGTACTCCAGTCTCTGCAGCTACTTTGGTTAAAGAACTAGCGCCTCTCGCTCCTAATGTACCACCAACTCCACCAGTAATAGCACCAATAAGACTACCTTTCAAACTTTCTTCTGCTACATCCTCTAGTTTAATTTCACCAGTATCAATCTGCTGTCTTAATGCATTACCTAGACCATTATAAGTAGCGAAAACACCTGCACTCTGACCAGTTTTTTGAGCTATAGCTTTCTTTACTGCATCGTTTGCTATCTTTTTAGGCACTCCAGCTCCCGCAAATCCTTTAAACAGAACCTTGCCAGCTGTTCCAAATACTTTACTAGCTGGGCCTAGAGCTAACCAATCAGTAGGTACTAACAACGAGACAGCAGAGGATGCTATATCTTCTACAACTCCCGGATTGTAATTGCTCATATCAAATCTTTTACGACCCATAAGTAGCTCGTCTGCATGTCCAGTAATAGAGCGATTGTACCCTTCTTTTATAAAGCTAGGTAAATGGTCTAATATAGAACTAGTTGCAGCCGTATCGTAATCAGATACTGCATTCTTTAAATTAGGATTTGACTTTAGTATCTCGTAAAATAACTTATCGTCGTTTAAAGTAGTATCTGGATAAGTGTTTCTATATTGTTGTAATAGTGTTTGTTTTGTATATCTAGGCATATTTAAAAATTAGTTGGTGCTTGTCTTAATGAATCTAATAAGTTTTCAAATTCTATCTCTTCAGCCATCTTTTCAGCACTAGCTCCCATTTCTTTTTCAAAATCAAAGTTAAACTCAGCTCCTTTTGTAAATTCGCTCCAAACTTTCTGAGCAGATTTAGATGCTGTAAGCTTCTGAGCTCTATTTATAAGTTCGTTTATAACCTTAGGGCTAACACTTGAGACTCCCTTTGCTATACTAGGAGATTTAGATATGTCGCTTTTCAATTTTCTAAGTTCCTTTACAATTCTTTTAGCTTCGTTCTTAACTCCACCCATTGTCTTGCCTGCTGTAGATACATCTTGAGTCTTAGAATCTGTAATGTTTGCAAACTGCTGATATATATCCTTCTCTAATTCGTTAGTTTTCCAAGCTATATACCTAGGATTTTTAAATTTAGATGGAGCTTTAGCCATATTTTCTGGTAACTTTCCATCTTTATACCAACCTTTAGAGTAGTCTACCAGTTGCTTTTTATATAAGAACTCTGGAGGAGCACCTTCACCTACCCTGACAAAAGAAGTAGTAAAGTAAGTACCTCCTCTAGATACTGCATCTTTATATGCCTGATCTATGGCATCATCTGGATTCATACCTTGTTCAATATATTTCTTTATATCTGGATTTCTTTGAAAGTTAAATGCTTCTAACGCTCTATGAGGAACTGTACTAAGAACTTGCATTCCTCTGAGTAATCCTAGCTTTGCACCTCTTGCTTCAGATATTGCCTCAATACCTTGAGAGAATTTATCATTAGCTACGTCTACCATTTTTTGTATTGCTGGGTCTGCTTTTTCTATTGCTAAGTAAGCAAAGTCTTTTGCCATGTCTCCAGCTTTACCTAATTGCTCTAAAGTAGCGTCTGCTATTTGAGCTCTCTCTTCTGGAGTAGAAGATGCAAGAGCTAAAGTCCCAGCAACTGGTACTAATATAGGAGCAAAAGCACCAACTGCTGACTTAACTCCTATCGCCATCGTTGGATTTTCTTCAGCAAATTTAGAATAAATGTTTTGAGCTTTCTCTGGTAATCCAGATAACTCAGTTCTAGCTAGATAATTAACTACAGTAGGGACTCCTTCTATGCCTTCTTGAACATCTTCAATTAAACTTGTATCTTCTCTAGCTAAATATCTACCTATAGTTGGTATACCAGTCCCTTCTAAAAATTCTCCTATACCTTCTATTAATCCGCTAGCCTCTTCTTTTCTACCAGCTAAAAAGTCTGAAATATCTGCATTAGTTATACTACCATTTTTTATTTCTTCTTCTACTTCTTCTATAGACATATTTCTGCTATTAGCAAATTGAGCTCTAACCTCTGGGTTCTCTTCTATCCTAGCTAACTGCGGGTTATCTAAACTAGAGCTAGCTCTTATTTTAGTATTGAGTTGGCTCTCTAAATTACTAATTTCATTTTGATAAAATTCTCTTGCAGATGGGTCAATAGCCATTAAAAGCCCATCGTAAGCTGCATCAATTCTATTGTATAAACTTTTATTTCTTTGAATAACATCTGGATTCATCTCGTCAAAAGTTCTAGACATCATTATTTCTTTTATACCTTGAGCTGTCTTACCACCTTTTAAGTATTCTCCAGTATATTGTAATAATAATTTATCATTACCAGTCTCTGAAAGTTCCTCATCACTTAATCCGGGAAATAAAACATCTCTTAAATTGCTATTAACATTTTTAAAATTAGTTCTATTCCTATTATTAATAGCCTTTTGAGTAGTAACTGCATCTCTTATATATTTATTCCCAACAGTAGATGTGCTATTTAAAATAGAATCAATAGCTTCAAAGCCATCCAAACTAGTGTTTAAACCCTCTGTTATAGCTTTATTATTATCTTGCCAAAAAAGATAATCTTGATAATCCCTCTCTATATCTCTTTGTTCTTCCTCTATTTTAGCTTTTTGATTATCTTTTTCTTTTTCGTATAGAAATTTCTTTTGTTGAAATTCTCTATTTAATGAATCTTGTTGCCTATTATATTCAAGAGTCTCTTCATATTGCTCTTGCTGTTGGTCAAGCCTACTTTGCTGTAATTGCCTAGCTTGCTGTTTATCGTAAGCGTCTGTTATAGACTTAACAATATCTGCATAATCTCTAGAAGTACTTTGATAAGCTCCTAAAGCCCAAGCTGGTATACTACCACCAGCAAATGTTTTTGTATCTACTTTAGCCATATTAAATCCTTTACTATATTAAGGGCCAGTTCTTGGCATTGTTGGGTCTATAAATCCTGCTCCAGAGGTATCTGTATCTCCACCAGCAAAGCTATCTTCATCAAATCCAGTATAATCTCCGACTCCTTGACCGCTATAACCACCAATATTATGAGGAACCCACACTCCTCCATTCCATCTGTAGGTTTGTCCATCTGGGCCTTTTTGCAAAGTGCCTACATTATCTCCTGAAAAACCCGGAGAACCCGGAGGCCCATAAAATCCAGATTCTCTAGCTCCCGGATTGTCTCCATATAAATTTATATTATCCTGTATTCTTCGCTCGTAATCAGTCATTTCTCCTTTTTTTTCTAAGTCAGGAAGTATATCAGAGAAAAATTGACCAGCTTCACCCTTTAATCTCTCTAGCTCTTTCATCTCAGATCTTTCAGCCCCTAACATAGCTGAATACACATCTGTAAACATTCCTCTTTGAGCTTGTTGAGCACCTATAAAGCCTGCTCCACCTCCTCCAGAGCCAGCAAATCCTCCAGCACCAGAGACTTGAGCACCCGTAGGTACTTGCATATACTGAGACTGAGCTCCACTAATAGCACTAGATATATCTTGAGCACCTGAAGCCTGAGTCATCTCTAATAGAGCAGTGCTAAATTCAGGTATTATATCCTCAAACTCAGATAAATCATATTTGCTTAAATCTATCCCCGGTAGTAATTCTTGCAGGCTCATGCTACCTGCCGTATCAGATGTTGGTATTGTGTAGTCTGGCATTATTCGTATCTCCTAGTCATAAATCCTCCACTACCTATTTTCCTAGATAGCTCTAAATCTTGCATTAACTTTTCATATCCAACTGGCATTTTAGATTGACTCATCTCACCTTCCTTTTTTAAGTCTGGTAATATATTAAAGAGGTTTGATAGAACATCAGTTACATCTCTTTTCTTTTGAGCTTCATCTCCTAATACTACTGGAGCTACACCTTCAACCATTGGTATATCAGTCAATCCCTCAACCATACCCTTTACCTTTCCAGCCTCTTCTAAATCTTTTGCTTTAGTTATTTCTTGCAAGCTTGGTAATAAATCTAAAAGACCAGTTCCAGCTGTAGTTAAACCAGTCATAGTTGCTTGATTTTCTATGCTTTCTTTTAGCATGTCAAGTTGTAAATCTTTTTGAGCTTCTACAGATTCTACTGCACCTCTGTCAAACCTCATTGCTTTTTCACCAGAAACAGTTTCACCTAAGTACTTTCCCATTAGGTCTTCAAATTCGCTAACATCTACTTTGCCTCCAAAATATTCAGCTCCTTTTTCCATTCCTACTTTTTGAAGACCTCCAGTAACTAATCCTCTAAGTGGTTTAGCAGCTACATAAGATGCTCCAAGAGCTGGGTTGACTAATGTTAGTCCAGCTCCAATTAAATAATCTAATCCTTTTGGAACTATAGAGCCTAAGAAAGAGCCGAAAGCACTTTTCTCTCCCTTTTCTTTCATTTGTTGCCCAAGTTCAAATTGTGCTGGAGCAAGAGCTTTTGCGACGTCAGACCTCTCTTGCATCATCTTTAGCCTTGCTTCCATTGGTGTTAATGCCATAATTATTCTCCTACTTAATTATATTAAAAGACCAGATAGTAGTAATGTTTACATCATGCACATTACTAGTAGGGTCTATAGATATAGATACAACATCTCCCTTATTAAAACTTGATAAACCAGTAAATCTATACTCGTATGTTGTATCTGCACTTGCTATATTTCTTGTTATTGATTCTATTGGAGTCGGACTAGGGTCTGTAGTACCATTACTAGCTCTATGAAATCCCATAACGGTGCTTCCTCCTGCGGTTTCACTTCTAACTTCAGCTCTTATTAGCCTACCGCCATAAGGTACTACAAACTTATTATAGCTATGTATAGATGAGCTACCAGCATCTCTATTAAATTCTAAATAAATCTTTGCACTAGTTGTTGATGTAAAGTTATGAGCGTACCAATGTATTTGATTTCCATAAACAGTACCATATGTAAAGCTATCGCCACCCACGTGAAGATGATTATCTACATGATGGTCTCCATTAGAACTTAAATGTATTTTAAAAAGCCTACCGCCTTTTTTTAATACTAAAGATAAATGCTCTCCTAATCTTTTACCTAAAGATATTTGCCCTTCTACTAACTTACTTAGTGAGCCGTCAGTTATACTTAAAAGCGAATCTTGCTTAGAGTTTATTAGTTTTCTTATATGTCTATCCATCAGCTACTAACTTTCCTCTAATAGCTCGCCACTCTACATTCATATCATTTATATGTATTATAGTAGAAGCATTAGACTTCATTCTAAATTGTATACTCTGACAAGAAACAACAGATGGTAATTTAAATTGCAAACTTTTCCAATTTAATTTATATATAACTTGTGCTGTACTTACTGTTGATAATGCAGTATTACCATAGCCTCTTTCTACTGTTAATGTGTTTCCAGATATGTTAGTAATTAGCATTATATCACTAGATATTTTTATAATATCTCCTATGTCAAAAACACTAGCATCATCAACATTGAAAACTTTATCTGAAGCTGATGAAGTTAATGAACTACCATCTATAGTATTTGTAGACCCATCTGACTGAGGTTGAACAGTAAAAGTCTCAGGTAATGTACCAGTTATATCTTGCCAATTTCTCTTACCATTAATAGCATATTGAAATATATTTGAAGAATCTGTAACTGTGCTTTTATAAGTCAATCTGATAGAGTAAACTTTTTTAGATATTGCTGGCTCTCCAAAATCTAAGTCTCCAGTTATAAATTCGTGTGAAGACTGAGTAGAAGATACTGGTAAATATTTGTCGAAATTTACAAAATTACCATCTTCTCTGGCAACAATTAAATTATTATCATAATCTTTTACAAAGTTAGAATAGAAAGAACTATCCGTAGATATACCATCACTAAAAGACCATCCTCCACTATTAAAATCATATACAAAAGATAAATTACTATTTGTAGATGAGTCATTTGGAGACCTCAATACAATAAGACTGTTTGACAAATTGTCAAACCCTATCATAGCATCCTTAACTCCAGATGTTCCATTTACAAAATCATTCCAAGCTATGCTAAAACTAGGACTAAATATACTTATCTTTCTATCTACTAAATTGCTAATCTTATTACCATCATATATATAACAACCGCTCTCATTTACCCAAATAATACCAAATTTAGTTTGACAAGAATTGAATAAATAAGATATGCCTAAGTTATTTAAAGACTCTTCAAGATACCAAGAAGAAGGATTAGGATTTCCTATATTTATAATGTGTACTACATTGTGTTTAAATGCTAGTAATCTATCTGCAAAAGAATGCAATGCAATATACTCTCCAAAGTCTCCTACAGAAACATCTATATAATTAGAACCTAAGAATGTATCAAACTTATTTATTTCTGAATACATTATTCTATCGCCATATTTTACTAACTCATTATTCTTATCTCTTACATTTAAGTTAGCTATAAAGGTTCTTCTATTTGCAACTACAGATGTTTTATAGTTTTCTCCTTGCCTACCTATAGATATATACTCTTCTTCGGGGCTAAATCCATTAATAGATGAGTATGTGTCTATGTTAGGCCCTTCAGAAAATAAATCTGTAACATAAAATCCATCGCAGTTTGAATCATTATAACTCCATTGAGTATAATTATCAAGCATTGACATCCTAACTCCACTTACAATATCTATATCAGCAAATAAAGTCAAAGGTTCTCTTGAATTTTTTTCTCTTATATATATTCTACCTCCAGATATTCTACCATTATATGCTATATCTGCGTAAATACTAAATTTAAATTTATAATTACCAACTGTATTATCTAAAAATCCGCCAGCAAGAGGTGATGCTCCATCACTTATCTGAACTGGTAAAGACTCTTGACCTCCATCATATACAAAAGTCTCATAGAACTCCCAGCTATTTTCTTGCCATAAACCAGCGTCAGTATCTTCAGTAACTGCTATATTAAAACCAATACCTCTTACTAAAACTGGAGTAGTTTGATTAGTCGTAGTAGAAGATATAGTACCTCCATAACCTCTTTCTACTTCTACTGCTCCAAAATTATGAGCTTCTCTAGTTACTAGCATAACTTCATTTGGCTTTACTGTTAAACCACTTGAAGAAACTGTTATTACATCCCCAGAACTTAACTGGTCATTAACATCAGTATCGCTAGTGTTTTCAAAAGATACAAATTTTTGACTAGATGATAAATTACTTGGAGCATCTAATCTTAAGGCACTAACACTATCCGCTAACTGATACTTAACACCTCTAACAACATTACCGTTAACTTTATGATAGTTTGCTAAAGTCGTAGAAGTATGACTAGATGTTAAATATGAGAATGCCAAACCAGCTTGATTAACTGGGGAGCTTAAAGTATTTGGATGCTGTTGATATTCGTTAAATGATAAACCTTCTTTTAATGCGAATTGATTTCTTTGAATATATCCATACCATTTAATGTAAGATGGATTTGAATCATTTATATTAGAGACTCTTACTGCTTCATCAGCAAAATGAAATATAAATTTATTGTTATCACCAGATAAGGTAGGTTTTATAGCCTCTCTAGTCCACCCATTATTAGCACTACTAGAATCAGTAGTTTTATTATGAGACCAAACATCAATAGAGCCAGCTTGCCCATCAACTGCAGATATTGACACATTGTCTATATATGCTCTAAATTCTGCCCCACTAGAAGCATCAATTATTAATTTAGCATGCGTAGTTGAGCCAGCATAAACAAAATCAAAGCTAACTGTTCTAGCTGTTAAAGAAGTAGCGAAAGAAATTGAAGCATTTGAGTCTATATTATATGAATCATCTGCAAAGCCAATAGTTATAGTCCCATTATTGTAGCCAGAAGCTGGCAACTCTAGAGATAATGTAAGTCTATATATTCTATTCTCAATCATTGACTCATTACTTAAGCCACCAGAATCTTCGTAATAAGCTCCATCAAGAGTGATATACCTTCTCGGAGCACTTCCTTCGCATTCCAAGTCTAAATAAGGGTCTGTAAAAAATGCACCTTCCGTAGCTCCAGAGCTAGAAGATTGAGCGGTAGGGAATGCATTACTTCCAGAGCCATTAGTCCAATTATTAAGACCTGCTGTGAATGTTGAGTCTCTATCTTCTAATTGATTATGAATTATTTCGTTAGAGTTTCCAACTGCTATTAGCTTATCTCCTATACTTTCTTGTATATATATCTCTAAACTTTTATCTGTATCATTTTCATTAGTAAGCCCTCTTCCTTTTAATACATAATGAATATCTTTACCAGCTCCTGATATTGTTTCTTCTCCTATTATTATATCAGATACAGTATATATACCGTTATTACTTCCAGAGCCACTTACCTTTATCACGTCTCCAATAGAAATTTTGCCAGATGTATATGTAGCATTATCTTCACCTCCGTGAAGAGTCATATATTGTTTAGTTGGTGTAGGCATTAACCAGCCTCCGTGTTAGTTGGTGGTGCAGAAGGGTCTTGGAAACCAGATGATAACCTAGTACTTGGATTAGTAAAAGTTATTTGACCATCTGAAAATGGACTTCCAGCAGGCGTATCATGCTCAATAGAGTGTTTATAACCAACACCATGATCTGATTCAAAATAAAAAAGATTGTAACCTCCTGCTCCGCTTAAACTAGACTGAAGATAGCCTATCCCGCCTCTTCTTGATATATAAGTTGAACTAGGAAGTATAGCTCCTCCTAATGGAGATGCCCAATGCCCAAATAGAGAGCCACAACTTTTTAACTGACCTTCAGAATCTATAGAAAAGTTTTTAAGATAAGCAAACTCATCTTTCTGTATATCCCTAGAATCAACATCATTATTTATTCCACGAGAAAAACTCTTAATATTGTAATATAATTTAGGCATTAACCTCGTAACTCCACATGAACTAAATCGTCGAAGCCATTATCTTTAGTCTCACCATCACTATCCCAGTCACCGCCCCAACGAACATTAACATTTAATTGCTTTGCGATACCTCTAATCATACCGCCCATATAATGAAACCTATCTCTATCTTTCCAGTCAATAGGATAAGGAGCTAAATCTACAGCTTTACCTTCTAAATGCTTACTATACTTTGTCTTACTAGCACCACTAGCAACAAGCTCTTCTTGTCTTTCTTTAGTCCTTAATCCCTCTATAACCGTAACATCCATTATTTTAACAAGCTCGTTTAAAACATTAACAAGTTCTGGTTTAACTCCTTTAAGTCTTTCTTTTGACCTTTTGCCAAACTTATACATTACTTCCAAACCATTCTAATAGCTACAGATAAGATATCCATTGACTCTTTTGCAATAGCTTGTTTTTCTTTTGCAGTAAGTTTACCATCTTTCATAGCTTCATTATACTTTTCAGCTACATCTTTAAACTCTTTTAAAATAGGTCTCCACTTTACAGCAACTACGCTCATGTAACCACCGATTAAGATAGCAACTAAGTATGCAAAATTACTTAACGATAACCATTCCATATTATTGTTTCCTTATATTTGTTATTTTATATCCTAAATAAATTATTGTCATTACAGCAACAACACATTGCAAGAATAAGCTTACCTCAGCTATAGACAAACCATAATTAACAAGACTAGCTGATGAGACTTTAACGCTATCCATTATTTCTTTTTCTTCTTAACAATCTTTTTAATCTTGCCATTATGAGTTCTAGCAAACTTATGAGTTTTAGTTTCTCTAATTAATGTTCCTGAGTATCGCTTACCGCCCCACATCCAACTTACTTTTTTAGCCATAATATTACCACTTTACCTTATTTGCCCAATATGCAGCTGACATTTTACCCTTAGCAATGTTCTTTGCATGCCTAGCTTTAAAAGACTTTCTTTTCATTTTCATTCTTCTTGACTCACCAGCTTTAGGTTTACCAGCTGTTTTAGCTCCTTTTTGCCCAAATCTAATTGTCTTTATTTTACTACCTTCTTTAGCTACTACTATATGAGACTTAGTAGGATGTCCGGGAGTTCTCTTTGGTTTATTAAAACCACTAACTCCTGCTCTTTTTAACCTCGGGTCTTTCTTAGCTGCCATAATAACTCCTAATGTTTACCATTTACTCTGGACAAACTACCTTTTATCTCCGATACTTGATTGTCCAAATCATTAATTTCCTTCGTAAGCGAATCAAACTTTCTGTCCATTTTGTCGTCACTCTGATTCCAACGGTTAATAAGCTTAATAACCATACCTTCAATATTTTCAAGAGTTTCACTCTGACCCCTATTCTCTGTCTTCAAGTCTTGCAAAGCGTCTGCCTGCTCCGACCCTCTTTTGTTCATAGAGTAAACCATATACACTAACAAAGCCCCTACGACACCTATCATACCCGCTTCGCTGTAAATCGTCATGAAGTCCATTATTCCTCCTCTTGATTTTCACATTCATCACAAACTCCATGTAAAGCTTGACTTATTGGTTTATCACATTCTATACAGTGAAATGGCATTGGCATTACCTAACCCTCCTTACCTCTCTATTAATAAAATAATTTGATTCAAAATCATCTAAGTTGATTGATATATCTTCTACCCACCAATTATTTGATTTAGTTACTTCTTTCTTTTTTTCTTTCCCCAACTTAAAGGGTTTAAATTTAATTCTGTTTCGTACCATTCTAATTGTTCTTGCATCTTAGTTATTTTTACTTCTTCTTCTTCTATATGTTTTTCTACAAGTTCTTCAATGCTGGAATTAGCAGATTCCATTCTACGCTCAAGATCTGCAATTCTGTTTTCAATACGTAAGTAGCCCATAACAATGAACCCAACTCCCACGATAATTTGGATAAGCCACTTAATGTTAAGACTAATGCGAAAATTATCGTCAAGTTTAGTGACTCCATAACTCCTGTACGTCTTCTCATCGCTCATGGTTTATAATATTTATAAAAGTCTGTTGGCTTCTCTGCATCTACCACAATAAATATTGGATTAACAATACTATTGCCTGTGCCACTCCCACCAATAATGGCATATTCATAACGACCACTTTGATAAGGTGACTTAATTGTATCATTGTCAAACAAATGTAAAAAACTTGTATCATTAAAAACAGGTACAAACTGCGCATCTAAAATTTCGTCTTCTTCTATTCTTCTGTTGTTATTAAAATCTTCTATATCTCCTATACTACTCGTCCTATGTGCTTGGCTAGGAAACTTACCCATACCATAGACTTCTACTTGTTGATTGTACCACATTTGTGATGCTTTAGTAATCTTCTCTAAATTTGCTTTTGTTTGCTTTGCTTTAGCTCCTTCAGAGATACGACTAAAAGCAGGAGCTGCGGTAGTAGCCAAAGTAGCCATGATAGCCATGGTAACTGTAAACTCAGCCAAAGAGTTACCTCTACTGCCCAACCCATTCATCCTTTTGCATTTCAGCTATAGCTTCACTATGTGATAAAGCAGTAATGCCACTTATACCTTTTACTGCATCTAATGTGCCATCTGCTATAGGTAATTCATATTTAACTAATACTTTACTGCCATCGTTATTCCATCTTGGACTACCAAGTTTTCCTAATTTAAATGCTGACTCTTTCCAAGTTGGAGATTGTAATGTAGTTGTATCTACTACCTGCTCTGTATATGTATATGTTTCTTCTTCTTGTGGTACAACATGGTAATACGCTTCCATAACTTTATCTACGAGCTGTGCTTTAGTATCTCCAGAGCTATACTCTATATCTGCATCATCCATGTATGCTTTAATCTCATCTTTTGTGTTATCCATGCTTGGATAGTAATCATACTTGTTTACCATTCTTGTAGCACTACGCTCTTCATCTCTATATGTGTACTCATTCCAAGATAATCTATCAGCTTTTTTAAGTTTAGCAGGTAATGCTGACTCCCACTTTGCTTTTGTTAATATCAAATATGTATTAGTCATTTTTATGCTTTCCTTTACCATGCTTATAATTTTTTACTATTTCTCCAGAT